CATGAAGTCGTCCGCGGCCTTCTCGACGGCGGGGGCCTCAGATGCGTCGTCCTCTGCGATGAGGGCGGCGAGGGTCTCCTTGAGGTCGGCGGACAGGAACTCACCAGCGAGGCGCATGAACGCGGCCTTCTTGTCGGCCTTGTCGTCCTTCGCCTTGAACTGGTTGTCCTTCAGGGCCTCGGGGAGCTTGTCGGCCTTCTTGGCCTCCTTGGAAGCGGGCTCGGACTTCTCGTCCTCCTCGGCCTCTTCCTCGTTCTCCTCGGGCTCCTCCTCGGAGTCCTCGTCTGCCTTCTTGGCGACCTTCGTCCAGTACGCGGCGAGGCGCTGGAAGTGAGCGGCCTTCTTCGCGGCCTCGGCGTCCGAGGGAGACTTCTCCTCCTCCTCGGCCTCCTCCTCGGCCTTCTTGGCGACGGGAGCCTCGGCCTTCTTGCCCTTGTAGGTCGCGCGGGGGTCGTTCTGACCCGCCTTCTTGGCGGTGGGCTTGAGCGATGCGAGGCGCTTCTGCTCATCGGCCAGCATGGATGCCAGCATGGCCTCCTCGTCCTCGCCCTCGCCAGACTCCTCGGCCAGCATGGCCTGGAGGAGCTCCTCGGTGTCGTCCTCGCCGCCAGTGCGGGGCGGGGTGAGGGTCAGGTTCTCGAACGCGAGGAGGTCGGTGTTGCCGTCGCCGCCCTCTTCTGCGAAGCGACGCAGGGTCGCCTGGATCTGACGCTCGGTGAGGGTCATGAGGTCGATGGCCTGATCCTCGATGGCCTCATGGCTCGCGTTCTTGCCCAGCATCCGGGCGGCGAGACGGATGCACTTGGCAGCCTTCGCCTCCAGGGCAGCGAGAAGCTGGCGGCTCGCCCGCTTGCCGACGCCGTTGGGGAAGTAGTGGGCCATGTCCGTCGCCGGGTGACCCTGGGGGGCATCCGTGCCGGGGAGGGCCGGGGGCGCACCGTTCGGGTACGGACCGGCGTGGGGATCTTCCGCCCACGAGCTCGTGTCGCCGTTCTCGTAGGCGTCTGCCTCCGGGTCGGGGTACGCGGCGGGGTGGATGGAGGGCTCCTCGTGGCCCGGTGTGGCCGGGGGAGCGGAAGCCTTGCGGGAGGGGTGCTCCCAGGTGATGCGGCGTCGTGACATTTTGATGGTTCTCCTGAGTTAGGATTTCTTCGGCGTGACGCCGACCCGACGGGTTGAAAGCAACTTGGCGAGACGAACCAGAGCCCGGGCCTCTGGAACGGTCGGAGCTCGTCCCAGATGCCCTTGGCACTTGCCGAGAAACGATTGGAGGCTCCCGTACTTGTGGGAGCCCCCGACCTTTAGGGCTGTGCAATAGAGACTTCCGGGAAGAAAAATCGACCACCGGGTGTTCAGCCGTGCGATTTTCTGGATGAGCTCCAGATCGCTCCCAGCCGTACGCACGACCTTGTTGACCCCGGAGAGGTACGCGGCCCTCTTCTCCCGGGCCTTCTTCTCCATGGCCTGCTTGACCATGGTGTCGTTCGGGGCAGTGGCGTCGGAGATTACCTTGGCAAGGTCACCCTTGGTGAGGTCATTCTTGAGGCTGTCCCGTACGTTGTCCAGGACCTTGCGCTTGATCTCGTCCGTGAGGTCCTTCAGGGGGTCCGAAGCGGGTGGGGGAGCCGCCGGGGCCTCATCGCCTCCACCCTCGTCCACACCCATGTCCATGTCCATGTCGTCCGCGGCGATCACCGTCATGCTGGCGGGCCTCCGGGCGTCACGGAACGACAACGGGGACTGACCATCCACCAGTGTACCGTGGGCAGCCTTGAGGAAGGCACCGTCGGCGGGGACCGTGGCCGGGAACGAGTACACCCGGTTGATCTTCTTGGCGAGCTTGGCGTTGTCGTCCGAGGACAGGGTGATGAGGTTGCGGCGAACTGCACCCTTGAACGCCGGGATCTTCACCCAGCTACCCTCGATGAACACCACACCCGCGGTCGGGTCCAGGGACTCGTCGCCACACAGTTCTGCGATGCGGCAGCGGTTGCCACGCTCATCGTAGAAGGTGTTGCCCTTCATGTACTTGATGTGATCGCAGAACTCGGTCTCGTCCGCCGCCCAGTGGCCACACTGTGTACAGGTGCTCCCGTCGATGGAGCACCCCATCGAAAGGGTCGTGAGCTCTCCGCTCTCGATGTCCTTGATGAGCTCCCGGTGCTTGCGGTCGGTCGCGATGAGGATGTCGATGTAGACCGAGTCCCCGATGTCCCTGGCCACTGCATCGAGGATGCGACCCTTGGACAGGTTCTCGATCTGGACGTGTTCGAGGAAGTTGTGCGCCCCGATGAACGTCCGGTACGACTTCAACAGCACGTTCCTCGACCACGAGTCGAAGTTGTTGTTGATGTACTGCTCGCACTCAGGCTTGATGCGGAACGCCGTGGTCTTGCGGTTGACCATCTTGCCACCCACGGTGGCTGCACCCAGGCGCGCGTTCGGAACGTCCACCGTGTCCACGGACGCCACGATGGTGGCGTGGGACAACAGGTACCGGGACGGGTCGAACTGCTCGTTCAGGATCTTGGAGGCTTGGTCAACGAGGCTGCGGTCCATCCGGGTCTGTGCCGCAGCGACACGGACCTTGTCCCAGCCCTGACCAGTAGTGTAGGGAGAGACAGTCCTAGCGTTGGCGTACCGGAGAAATGCCACGGGTTACTCCCCTTCCTGTGCAGCATGGAGTGCGGCTCTGATGGCGTGTCCGTTCCTCTTGCCCTCAGAGATACGACGTTTCGTCTCATCTGTGAGGGGGGCCCTCGTTTGACCCTTCTGAAGGGCAGAGAGTTTAGCCCTGACATCATCCCGTTGGACAATGGCTGCGATTTGAGCCCCCCTACGGAGCCTCTCAGCATCGGAGAGAATCATTTTCTGCCCCCTCCTACTCACAGCCGCCGCGAGAATTTTTGCCTTGTGCTCGGCAGACATGACACGAGTCTTTCCTGCCCAAGGGCCCGGTTTCCCTTTCTTAGACGCGGACATTTTCCGTCGAGATTCTACGGAAACAGTCTGCCCCCCACTGGTATCCACGACATCCAGGTTGTATCCGCGACGGGGATCAAACACACACAGCGCGTTACAGTAGTGCCCCTCACGAACTGGCAGACCATCGGGGGGGACTTCCTCCAACAACTCAAACACAAACGACTCCTCCCCATACTTCAGCCACGCAGCTTGGAGGTGTGGATTTCGATGGGAGCCATTGCGAAGAGCCGTCCGATGCCCAGACCAACGCTTCTCTACGGTGACGGACCTACCAACGTAGACCTTGCCATCCAACAGGTTCCGAATTTGGTAGACCCCCGATGTCATTGGTCACCCATCCCCAACACATCGGACTGTCGGACCAGAAACAAACATTCAGGGCAACAAAACAACCGGACCCTCTGCCCCTCGTCATGTTTGTAGATCACACGACGAAGGTAGGCGTCCTCACACCGGGGGCAGTTCAGCCTCCCGGTCTCCATCTCGGTCTTGCAGGGGCGGTACTGGCGACCCTTTGCCGCCCAGTACACGGCCATCTTGTTCAGGTGCCCAGTAGCCACCCGGTGTGCGGAGACCTCCTTGTCCGTGAGGACAGGACCCCCTGACACCGGGACCGTGTGGGTGCCGCCCGGCACGCTGTCGTACGCCACGTCCACACTGGCGTCGATGGAACTCCCACTGTCGATGAGGAGATCCTCCACCGGGGCGCGGGTCGCCCCGTGGGGGTACTGAACGTCCACCATCCCGATGGCAGGCCACACCGCGACAACGGTCCCGCCGTTGGACGGGTTGCCCTTGAGAATCGGGTAGACCCGGTCCCCGACGTGGAACGCCGTGGCTCGGGCTTGGTAATCGACGTAGGTACCCCGACGGGACGTGGTCATCACGGCCCCCTTCAGCGGTAGAGGCCGAAGATGCTCGCGGTCTTCTTGGACTCGTCCTCGGCGTCGTCGGCCTCTTCCTTGGCCTCCTCCTCCGACTCCTCCTCCTCGACTGCCTCGTCCTCGTCCTCGGCCTTCTTCGCGGCCTTCGGGGTGGGCTTGGCGGTCTTCGTCTCGCGCTTGATGCGGTTGTAGAGCTCGGCCATCATCGCCGTCTTCTCGGCCTTGGCGTCCTCGTCGTCGGCTGCCTCGACCTCCTCGGTCTCCTCATCCTCGTCGGCCTTCTTGGCCGACTTCAGGGAGGTGAACGACTGCATCGCGGCCTTGTACGCCGCAGCGTGGACGAGCTTCGCGAGCTTGGGGTCCGCGACGTGCTTCGCAGCGTTGGCCGCGAGCTCGCCCGACATCTGCTTCTCGTCCAGGGCGCGGAACTGCTCCTGGGTGAAGTGGCCCTCCATGAACGGGTTGTTCGAGTCGAACGCCTCGGGGCCTGGGACCTCGACGGCGATCTCCGAGGGGTCGAAGTAGCCCGCCGTGCGGCGCTGGTCGAGGAAGTCCGAGAGCATGTCGCAGCGGGTAGCGAAGTCGATCGCCGCCACCTTGGGGAGGCCCAGGCTGGCGTAGTGGTGCTGAACCAGCGATGCCAGAGCGTCGATGTTCGCGGTCACGCGACGAACGCCCGCCTTGGAAGCCTTCTTCTGTGTCTTCATGAGAGGTGTTTCTCCTGTGGTCCCGACCGGGATTGCCGTGGGGATCTGGTCCGAAATTGGGGGCTCCCGGCGGGATCTCCCACTACCTAACCGTCTTGGAATAACCTAGAAAACGGGTAGCTCCCGAGAACCCGGTGAGCGACCCTGACAACCATGGCCACCCGCTGTGCCGCGTCCTTGTAGTTCAGGGACATGTCATCGTCGGATGTGTCCGTGTCGGAATCCTCCACATCCAGCCTCTCCCGACGGAGGTCATGGCGCGGTGGCTTCTTCTTCGGGGAGGGCTTGACCAGCGCCTCAACGTCTTCGTTCTCACGCTCGCTGTCGGTCTTGGTCCCGACCTTCAGGGACTTCAGGACCGTCCCGTCCTTGACAAACTGATCCTCCAGGCCCGGGACCAAGTACTGTGATCGGAGGGTGGCAGCCTCGTGGCCCACCACCTCTGCAACGGTCTCCAGAGCACGCTTGAACTCGGCCTTGAGGATCCCGTCCTTCTCCTTGCGACCCTTGGGCAGGGTCTTAGGTCCCTTTGCCCGTTCATCACGGAGGGCCTTGCACATCTCGTCGTTGGCCCTGAACCCCCGGATGTCTTTGGCCGTGATGTCGAACTCCGAGAGGTACTCGTTCACGTCGTTCGCGGTGACCCCCCCACACAACTCATCCTCGGGCTTCTTGCCCTTGAGTGCCTTCTTGATGGCCTTCAGTAGCAGGGGGTCGTCGATGGTTTTCTCGTGCTCGACGCCCGACTTTCCAACGTAGCGCACTGTGGCCGTGTTCTTACCTACGGTGAAATGCTTGGCCCTCCATACGGAAACCCCAAAATGTCCATCGTCTGCGGACGTGGGGTTCCCCACGCGCTCACAGGTGTGGTCCATCAGCCCCACTGCCAGGGCCGCATACCACTTCTTGTCTGCGTCATTCACGAGGGCCACCAGACTTCTCCTGCCGAATCCTTCCATGGGGACTTCGATCCGTGGATTCCTGGATCTGGTTCCCCCCCCTTCGATTGGCCTCAGTTATGTTGGCAAGAGCCTGATGACCTCGTTTCTGACCCCGGCGTGCATTCGCAGATTTGGCAATGGCCTCTGAACTTTGCTTGCTACCTAGATGGGACGCGGACATTTTGGAGCAGGATTCCGCACTGAATTTCCTGCCCCGGCTGGCCGCAGAAATTTTGGCTAGGGCCTCGGGACTGTGCCTTTTCCCGCGACTTGATGCTGACATCTTTGCCAAGGTTTCTTGGCTGTGTTTCTTGCCCTTGGCCGCCGCAGACATCTTCACGATGGTTTCTGGGCTTGTCACCCTTCTACGGCGAGCCGTGGACAACTTGGTTCTGGTCTCGGGGGAACAAGGTCGTCCCACTGCCCCTTCCCCACCGGACGTGTGGTTCGTCAGGTCGGACCCGTGTTCCTTGTGCCACGCGATCCAATACATCTCAGAGGCTTCCCAGCCGAGACCCCTCCCACTATCAATCACCCTGATGGAGGGGGTAACCCCACACATCAGCAAAGACATGATCCAGTGTGAGGAATGAGTAGGAACCCTCGGATTACGGGCGTTGCTCAAATGCCGTGCAAGACGGTTCCTGGGGGTGGCATGAGTGACCCCAACGTAACGCACAGCCTCTGGAGTTCTGGGGTCACTAAGAGCGTAGATCACCCACGAACGAGGCCCTTGCGTCTTCGAGATGTTCACTCCAGCCCCGCTTTCAGGTCGGATCTGACCTTTGCACGAAGGTCAGAGATATTCTTACGAAGGTGCTCTACCTTATCAGCTTTTCCGTGATTTCTGTGTGAAATTTGCTTTTCCGAATACTCATAGTGGACGTTGCCCTCATCGTCCTTGGTCTTCTTCTTGTAGCGGGCCGCAACTCGTACGGCCATCGCGACCCTCCCGGCCATCTCCCCCATCGGGAGCTCCACGGGGTCATCCCCCAGCCCCCACACCTCGACCGTGTTGAACGTCCATGACCCCGTGGGCACGTCCCCCTCGTAGGTGTCCCCAGGGGTGAGGTACGCGAGGGTGGCGTGGGGGTTGTAGTCCAGCGGGTGGCTGTCCTCCACTGTGAACCCGTTGGCCTCCAGGGCATGGATGAGAGACACCCGAAGGGGGGCCATGTCGCTGTAGAAGCTCACCCGGTTGTAGGCCACGGTGTGCTCAGGGTTGTGGAAGTACTCCAGCCCCATCAACGTCGCGGTCATCCTCCAGGGCCAGTTCTCCACCTCCGACCGGACCACATCGAGGAACCTGGGAACGTCCCCAGGGCTGGGGCCTTCCCCCACGCACAGGAACGTGACGTGACAGGGGGAGTCATCCTCCTCACCCAGTGAAGGGAACTCCTTGGCCAGATGTTCAGGGAGCGGGAAGAACAGTCCTACTGTCACAGGGACCCCCGAAACCGGGCGACAACACGCCCGGCCATGTACTCGACCTCAGGAGCGTGGGCGCTCACCGTCACGAGATGTGGGAACGCTGCACGACCACGGCCCTCCACGTAGTTGGACATGACCATGAGGTTCTCCTCGCTGTCCTCCCAGATGTCCACGTTCCGCACCGACGGGTTGTCGGCCATGAGCGTGGTGAGCACCTTGAGCTTGTAGCTCTTGGAGTCCTCCTCATCCGGGCTCAGGAACACATGGTCGAACTTCAACCCGGCCTGCTCAAGCAACGCACGGATACGCAGGGTGAACCTGTGCTTCACCCGCGCCGTGACCAGGGCCGTCAAGGTGTTCTCGTTGGCGATGTCCCTCATCGCCCGATCCACCACGGTCTGGTTCCACCAGTCCACGCTGGGCTCCTCGGGGACGAACGGACGAGTGAGGGACTCCAGGTTCCCCCACCATGCACCGCTCCAGCCCTCGGGACGGGTCGGGCTGCGGAACAGGGTCCCGTCGAAGTCGAAGATGGCCAGCTTGGTGGGAGACATCAGACCCTCAACAGCTTCCAGTTCTGGACCGCCACCGGGAGGCTGGACCGCTCATCCAACCTCACGAAAGGCTCCTCCACCACCGTCACGATGAGTCGAGAGTACCCCCCGTCCGCGAGTTGCATCACCACGCCGTCGAACCCCAACACCCGGCGGGCGTAGTCGTTGTACGGAGAGCGACCCAACATGACCTTCCCCGTCAGGGCTTCGTCTGCCCTCTGCATGAGGTTGGCAAGGGCCTGCTGGTTCTGAGGGGTGTGAAGCTCCTGATCTCCCCCCATGGCCTGTGCATGGAACCTTTCCAGGAGCTCCCTCAGGTCGCGCACAGGGTTCGATGAACCACAGACGTGACGCTCGCGCCCGATGAGCCTCTCGGCTACCAGGGAGGCGAGGGATGCCCCGCGCGTGCTGGCCATCCGGGACTCCTCGGTCATCTCCCGAAGGTCGAAACACTCCGGGGCGAAATCCTTGCGGAGAGCACGGATGTCCTGTGCGATCTCACGGGGGTCGTCACCGTCGATCCAGCGGTACTGGAGTTCCCGTACGAGTTCGGCCTTCCCGTCGATCTTGTCGGCCCACTTGGCCTTGTTGTCGAGGGACGTGGCCTCCTCGAACAGGGCCTCGATGGTCAGGAAATGCTTGCGAATGCAGTCCTGGCACCGCTTGCGCTCGTTGTTGAGGTGGTCCTCCAGCAACGCGCACTGCTTGCAAATCTCCCTGAGATTGTACAGGGGGTGCATGATGGGGAGGAGGTCGGCAGCGAGTCGATTCACAGGGTGGGCTCCTCCCCTACTTGGAGGATAGGGTCGGAACCGGGGGACGGGGCTCGGTTAGAACCGGCCCTCGGCGTCCTCTTCCTTCTTCTTGTAGGTCAGACCCAGTTGCTTGGCTACGAGCTCGACAGCGTCGGAGTTCTCGGCCAGCATCCGTCCCAGTTCGCCGTACAGCCCACCCAGCACGTCGTTGAACTTGGAGTCGTTGAACGTGAGGGCGTCACGCTTGAGCTTCTCCTTGGTCGAGTGTGGGTCGATGTTCAGGAGCTCCAGGATCACGTCGATGTCCAGCGAGCCCTTCTGGTACAGGTTGAACAGGGCGTCGAAGGTGTCGCTGTTGTCTCGCAGGGCCAGCCGGGTGAACGACAGCGAGGGGCAGACCACCACCTCACTGCCATCGTCATCGAGCTCGATGAACCCCATACGGCGGCACATCGGTCGGAGCATCCGGTCCTCGACCATGTCCTGGAGAACCTCACGGAGGAGCATGAACCGGGTGTTGATGACCTCCAGGTTGATGCGGTCACCGCTGTAGCTGGACTCACCCGACAGGAGGGACTCCGTGACGCCCAGCCCGGCGTACATCTGCCGGTCGGTCATCTCGTACTCGGACGACAGTTCCAGGAGTCGCCCGTTCGACCCCATCTCGTTCCAGTTGACCTCGAAGTTGGTCACGATGGAGTAGTCAGGGTCCTGGAGGGCCATGTCCACTTGGTCCCGCAGGGCGTCTGTGTCGCTCGCAGACATATCCGCCGCGGAGATCACCCGGATGGGGGTCATGTGCCGCGAAGCGATGCTGGTCTGGGCCTGACGGAGCTTGTCCCGGTACACCAGGGTGTTCAGGCACCGCTCCAGCATCGAGTGCCCACGGGGCTCGTACTGGGACTTCTTGCGGGACATGTAGTACACGAACGACCCGGCGTCGGGGTCCGTGTTCAGGGGGATGTTGCTTCCCTCCCGGATGGCCTCCACCACCCCCTCGGGCATGGAGTTGACGATGCGCTGGGCCTGCTCGTCCCCCATATCCGCTCGGTTGACGATGTCCTTGGTCTTGGAGTCGGGGATGAGCTCCACCATCTTCTCGTCCGTGAACGGGAAGCTCTCCATGTGGATTTGCTCGGGGGGCAGCACCCGGATCGCCGTCCAGCCACGGTAGTGACGCTTGAGCCACTTCTCGGCACGGGCGTCTGCATCCTCGCGGCGGACCGTCCGCTCCGTGGGGTTCCCCGCTGTGTCGAGCTCTCGGATCACCTCATGGGTGATGTCCTCAGGCATGTCGGGGGACGTGTCCTCGCAGAACACGAATGCCTCACCCAGGAGGTTGTAGTCGTGGACGATCTCCAGGAGACGGTGGAGGAGCCCGATGGACTGTGCCCACTTGGTGCAGAACGCCAGGGACTTCCGGGCGAGCGCCTCGTCCTTGGCCTTCGGGGTAGACAGGCGGATCTTGGACAGCGGGAGCTCCGTCTGGAGGTCCACCGCCTGACCCACGAACGGGTTCGTCTGGTAGAAGAACCTGAAGTAGTTCCGCTTCTCGTCCAGGCTCTGGGGCAGTTCGAGGAAGTCGGTTGAGAGCTCGGGGGAGTAGAAGTTCCCGCCGCTACCACTCGCCGTGCCACCCGTTGCAGGGTACGCGACCTTGGACCGCATGGACCCCAGCATGATGCGCGCGGGCTTCCCCACGGTGGCACCCTTGGTGCGGCTCGCGATCTTCTTCACCTCAACAGCGCCTTCGTTGGTCTTGAGTCTGGGCATCAGTCGTCACCATTCTGGATTCTGAGAATCTCTGCCATCACATCGGGAGGGGTGAGCTTTGGCCCGTCCCTGGGCTTTGGCGGGGCCTCTGTCAGATCCGGGTCGGACGTGTCGTAGGAGGGCTGTGTGCGCCTCACAGAGGCCAGAGCACCCAGTGCCTGGAGAAGGTCACGACGGGTGGCTCCCACCCGGCGGCGACCCTCAGGGGTGGCTGCGGGTGCGCCGTCACACAGCTTCAGAGCCCCTTGGATGGCCCTCTGGGCCTGATCGACCCGTTGAGCGATCTCCCGATCCAGGGGAGACGACGACAGCGTGGCTCGGAGACGGCTCACAAGGTCACCGCCACTCGGGAGCCCTGGGGATGTGCTCCTTCTTGACTGCCACCTTCAGCACCGTCTTGAGGAGACCCAGGTCTTTGGATGACCCCATGAATAGCTTCTCCCACGAACCACCAGCCCGTTGAAACACCGCCACCACGAGTTCGTAGCCCTCGTTGGTGTGGATGACCTTACCGGAGAACGTGCTCTCCAAGATCCTGTGGATGAGCCGATAGTCTGCCCGACTGGGCTTCAATGGGTCGAGCTTGGCCTTCTTCACCGGAACCGTCCCTTCCGTACAGCGCCACCCCGTCGCGGGATCTGCCGAGCCTCGACGGACCCGCTCTGGAGTTGCTTGCGCCTCACGGCTACACGGTTGTATGCGGGGACTACTGGCCCCATGGACTTCCGCCCACCCGCCATGTGGATGTTCTTGGAGAGCCTCTGCGATGCCAGCCACACCATTCTCACCAGGGCGTCGGACATGTCGTCGTGCTTGCCCTCGATGTTCGGGGCCTCCACGGTGACCACGTACTTGGAGTGCTGTGTGGCCTGGAGCTCGAACATCTCGTTGATGTACGGGCAGTGACCCTCTCCCGGCGCAACGGGGAAGTCGTACAGGACCAGTTTCTCGTCCCACATCATGTCCTTGAAATTCTGGAACATCTGGGACGTGATGTTCTTGTTCATCTGGGTGGCCTTCATCTGAGACAGCCCCCGCTTGGACAGGGCCTGCTCGAACGGGATGCCCGCCCACTGGTCGAACATCCCCTCCTGGATGAGGAACCTCTTGGACAGGTCCAGCACCCAGTCGGCCACGTCGTCGAACTCCAGACGTTCTTTGTCCGCGAACTTCCCAACCCCGGCCTTGATCTGTTCGACAAGGTCCAGGACGATCCTGCCGTTGTCGTCCAGGTGACCCACCGCGATGGCGGTGCCGTCACCCACAAGGCCCAAGTCCAGCCCCAGGAAGTAGCTGCGGCCATGGATGCCGCGAGCCTGTGGCCGTGCCGCCGGGTCCACACACGTCAAAAGGTCCGCGTTGCGCTCGATCCAGCCACGGGTGCGGTCGGAGAACTCCCCGCCGTACTCGGTGAAGAACGCTGTCTGGTCCTTGAGGTAGTGCTTCTCGAACTCGCTGGCAGGGATGGTGGGGTTCACCTCCCACGACGGGGCCTGGATGCAGAGCATGTTGCTCGCAGCCTTGCCACCGGCCATCCCGATCTGGAACATCTTGTAGAACAGCCCCTGACGACCCAGGGGGGACGAGATGAGGATGATCCGGCCCTCAACGTCACCGATGGGCTTCCGGCGGTCCTTCGGATCCTTGGGGGCGAACGTGGACGTGGACGGGGTGACCGCGGTGTACACCGCGTCGGCAGAGCTCTGGCCCTTGTCTGTGAAGTGGGCCACCTCGTCCAGGATGACCAGGATGTTTCCAGCGCCACGGAGACCCTTGGCCACGCAGCTACGGAAGGTGACCTTGATGGTGGCCTTCGCGCTGGGGTTGTCTTTGTATTCCCCGTACCGCTCGATGTCCACGGGGGATTGAAACCGGGCGTACGACAGGGTGTTGTTGGCGGTGTACGGGCCAAAGTACGCACACCCCCCAAAGTGACCGGACACCTCTTGGTAGAGGAGACCTGCTTGGTCCTTGTCGGTCGCGATGGAGATGAGTTGGATGTTGTTGGCCGGGGGGAGCCCGTAGAACCGCTGCGGGTCCCCCTTGTTGATGAGCTTGTACGTCTCGTACGCGGCCACACAGGCCGACAGTGCGGTCTTGCCTGACCGACGACCCAAGCTCAACACCATCTCCCGGCGCTGCACACCCGGGATGACCTCCCGGATGTTCGACCGCTTCTCGTCGTAGAGGTACTCCAGGTAGGTCTTCTCGGTGAACTGCCTGGGATTCTCACGGCTCCAATCCGTGATCGTGAAGGTATCCACGTCATCGAGAGGGATGCCGTAGGAGGCTTTCAGGATGATCTTCTGGACCGGGAACAGACGCATCCCGTTGGTCTCGCCCGTCACCGGGTCAGGGGTGCCCCCCAGGCCCCATGCCTCCTCCACGAACTCAATGATGCTGGCAACAGGTGCCGCCCCAACAGCAACAGGTGCCGCTGCACGGGCACCGGAGAGTGCAAGGCTAGCGAGTGTCATTCCTTCATCCTGGACTTCGCCTCGGTCATCCAAGCATCGTCCAGGAGCTTGGAGAACTGGGCCGTCACGCTGTCACAGAGCTCTTGCCGTACACCCGCGGCCTGCATCGCCCTGGCATACGTCTCAGAGATGAACTCGAACACGGCCCGGAACGCAGGGGACTCCATGTCGATCCCTCGGTGCTGGATCTGTTCCTTGCGCTTGATCCAGGTGTCACCGATGGCCTTGAGGGCCTGCACCCGACGCATGGACAACTGTGAGGTGTCCTCCCCGTTGCGCTCGGCTTCCATCCTCTCGAACCGGAGGGATGCCGCTTCCTCACTGATGCCAAGGAGAACTTGGTTCAGCACCTCGGCAGACTCAGGTGTGGTCTCCGCGGCTTGGATGATGGGGTCGTTGCGGAGCATCCCCTGCTTGATCCTGAGGATGTCCCCAATGAGGGGGGACGCCGGGGGCATGGCGTCGTCGGTCTTCTTCGTCGCTGGGGGCTTCCCGATCTGGCCCTCAACGAACACCGGGAGCCCGGTGTCGTTGAGGGAGAGGGTGTCCCCAGCCTTGAGTTCTTCGATCTTACGGAGGCGGGTCGCCCCCTTGTCGTCGAGTACCTTGACCCTCTGGGCCGTCGGAGGGATGACGTACCCCTGGAATTTTCGGACACCGCTGGGCTCGACCGTGACGAGTGGGTTGGGGGTGTTCGCCCCCTCCTTCACAAGGTCTGCAAGGTCATCCCCAAGGGCGTCGTCGATGTCATTGGCCATGGCTCATGCTACCAAGTCACAGGATGGTCGGGGGTTCCTGGGTCTTCACAGACTTGACCACGTAGAAGTTCGCCCGCTGGTGACCCGCGCCTGAGAGCACCTCGCCGTTCGGCCCCTGCACCTCGAACGTGAGCCCACCGAGGAGGGTGGACATGTCATTGGTAGCCTGGACCGGGAACTGGGCGTCCGCCCTGGACGATGTCAGGTACGCGGTGTCCCCCACGGCAAGGGCGGTCACGCCCTCCACAGACTCGTTCACCCAGAGGGCCAGCTTGGTTGCAATGGTGTTCACCGGACCGGCCAGCGAACCGTTGCCATCACCGAAGTCCACACCCGCCGTCGGGTACTGGTTGAACATCCGGCACTCCTCCTGGTAGTAGAACGGTCCAGGGGGAGCCACCGTGGCATCCCAGTACCTCGCGGAGAGGACCTGGATAGCCGCGGTGTGGTTGACGGCATCCACCGGGGGGATGGCCTGTGTGGGGCCGTTGGTGCGAGCCGTGCCATCCGGGAGAACCATCTGTTGGAGGACGAACCCGGTACGGAGCTTCACGGGGTTGCCCGCTGGGCCACGGCTTGGGTCGCTGCTTCCAGCGAGGTTGGCCACGAGGATCTTGAACTGTGGGGGCGCGGCGAATCGCATGGTCACTCCTCGGGGATGAGCATTCCCCCGAACGAGACCTCAGTGAGGTTCTCGTTGCCCGGGAGGTTGCTGTAGTCGAACGAATCCAGGGAGTCGTTCTGGAGGTCGAACTCCTCGGGGTTGTAGTTGGCGAACATCGAAGCCGTCCGCTCGGAGTCGTCGGCGTTGGCCAGCCGGATGGTCTCCCGCTGGTACTTCGCCGGGTCCTTCACCGGGGCGGCGGTCACCAGGGACTTCTTGTACTTCTGGCAGGCTCCCCCGCTGTTCTGCGAGCACGACCCGCAACGGTCCATCTGAAGGACCGAACGGATGGGGCTGGCCCGGTGGATGGCAGCACCCTTGTCACATCCCGAGGTGCCAGTGGGCGTCGCGTAGGCGCTGGCGTCCACGTAGAGGTGGCCCGCGAGACCTTCGTGCTTGCGACGGAGTTGAACCAGTTGCTCGCCCGCACCCTTGAGGTACTCCTGCGAGAACTTGGACACCATCCGTGAGTCCAGGTCGTTCCCCGTCACGCCCTCGTTCATCTGGGTCCGGGCGTACCGGAGCACCTGACCAACCTTCGGGTCGCGGGGTGCGGTTGCCGGTGCAGCCATCCGTGCGACAGGAGCCTTCACGCCCACTCCCTGTCCCTCGTATGCGACCTTCTTCGCACTGAGGATGAAGGTGCTCCCCATCAACAGGGTCTCAGCCCCGGATGCCTTCTTGGACAGGATCTGTGCGGCCTGATCGCGAGTCAGGGTCCCGGACTTCACCCAGCCCTTGACCACAGACAGCGCCTTCTCCCGGGACACGGTGACCTCACCGGAGCCCAGCTTCTGGATGCTCCCGGAGTACACGGACGCCCCAACCCCGTCCCCTTGGTAGTTGGCCCTCTGTGAGAGGGACGCCATGTGGGCCAGGACCCGGTCTGCCTCCGCAGCGCGCTCACTCGCCACCCGCTGTGCGTGTGCCTGTGCGAGCGCCGCGATGCGAGCACCCTCCTGCTTGGCCCAGTCCGAGTTGCGGACCATCTTCGGGTCAAGGGGCTTCACCCCGACGCCGGTGCCATCGTAGGTGCCAGCCTTGCGGCCCCCCTCGATGACCCAGGCCCCGTACTCGACCATGTTCTGGGGGGGATGGCCAGATGCCAGGATCTGCCGGGCGGTCTTCACGGGGAGGAGCCCCGCGTGAACCCACCGGGCGAAGTGCCGTGTGGCCTGCTCCTGGGTGAGCCCCTGAACGGGCTTGGCGACCACCTCGCGGGTGGGTGCTGGGGCACTGGCGAACACTCGCCATGCCTCCTTGATGGTCACACGGTCCGCCGGGGCGAGGTTGTAGGTGTAGGAGGTCTCACGGGACACCCGGGTGGGCTCCGAAGCGAGAGCCGCAAGAAGTGCCCGTCGCGGGTCACCACTGGCCAGCTTCCGTCCCGAGGCTTCGAGAGTGGGACGGTAGTGGGCGAGAGCCTCACCCCAGGGGATCTCCGTGACCACCTTCTTGCCCAGGTAGTTCTGGTAGGCTGCGAGCTTCGAGCCGGGCTTGGTGAGCCAGTAGTGGGCGCTCGCGCACCGCTTCTTGATCTCCCTGTCCCACTTCCCCGTGAGGAGCCCAGGGAACGCACTGTCCCGGACGTACACCCGACCCACCACCCCGTGCTCGGCCTTCACCGACCGGAGGGCCTGTGCGAGCTTCTGGAGGCGGGGGTCCGTGTGGACATGATTCATGGCCTCACCGAGGTGAGCCGCAACACCCGCCACGATGTTCTCAAACGGTGCTCCGTAGGCCGACTTCCGCATGGCAGACGCCACCACCTCCCGGTACTGATCACCGGGAAGTTGCGCCACGGGAGACCGGGGCTGGGGCGGGACCACGACGTTGGGGACGAGCTCTACGCCGTCCGTGCGGGACCGGGTACCCCATGCGTCCACGAGACCCTGGAGCACCGCATCGTTGTGGTGGTGTGGGAGACGGTCGGGGTCTTGCTCCACCACCTCCAGCCACGACAGGTCCGTAATCTGGTTGGCGGTCTTGACCAGTTCCGACAGGTCGCCCACATCGGAGTTGGCTCCCCCGCCGAACACGTCCCAGCCCATGTCGTCGTCGTAGTCCTGGTCCGCAGTCACGATGCCGTCCGGGAGCTTGGCCATGCCACTCTCCGACCGTGGGGCCGCGGGTGCCCCGGTTGTGCGGCTGGTGGTTGTGTCCTTGCGGTTGGTGAGCGCACCCTCGCCGTACTCCTCAGAGAACGCGAAACCGTCCAGCATGAAATTGCTGCCGAAGGTGGGCATGTAGCCGCCGTCAGGCGTACGGGAGCTCATCGTGTACCTCGGGTGGAACGTGCCTTGAGGGAGGCGGTCTTCACGGCCTTCGCTACCTCTTCCTCGTTGTCTTCATCCATCTCTTCTTCTTGCTCTTCCGCCCACGCCTCGGGATCATCGTTGATCTCCATGGCGTCCCCGACGATCTGTTCGACCTCGGCCCGCTCCTCGGGGTCGGATTGACGGGAGACCGCCGCCCAGTGCGGGGCACGGATCTCATCGTACAGGGTGTCGGACAGGGCGCTCAGGGCCTCGACACAGTTCATGTAGGCCCGGCGCATCTCCGCGATCTTGGCGATGTACCCCTTGCCACCCAGGGAACCGTCGGGGGAGATGTCGGCGGACTTGAGCTTGGCGAAGATGGCGTACGCGGACATGGAGTGCCCCAGGGCCGCATTTGTCGCCCGGAGCACCTTGGCCAGTGGCTTGGTGTTCCTGGGATCAAACGCGAAGTCCGGGTAGATCTTCCGTTCCTGTGGGCCTGCGTCGTTCCACGCCCACTGGTTGGCGTCGCCACTCTTGTCCTTGATGAACCGGACCTCACCCGCCGTGCGGGACATCCCGGCCATGCGGGACATCACTGCGTTGGCCACCCGGGCGGGGTCAGGCTTGTTGCGGGGGGTCATGCTGTCACACCTTCAGGGGGTTGCCGGTCTCGTCGAAGAGCCTCTCGATGACGAACTCACCACCTGACTTGGAGAGCTTCCACAGGTCCTTCGACGACTTGTGGACGAGCTCCTCATCGGTCCCGGACTTCATGAAATCCGTGAGGTCGCCCATTGCCGTGACCGTCATCCGGTACGCGGTCGCCGTGCGGGACTTGGAGCCCGACCGGAGGTGGTTGCGGTGGACACCGAAGAACCGACCGTCATCCCACTTCACGAACATGAGACCGTTGAACTCCGTGGTGTCACCCGAGGAGGTACGGACCTTCACCACCGTCCCGCCCTCACCTCGACCAGGAGGCTCGGGGTAGCACAGGAGGGAGGAGAGCTTGCCGTCGAAAGCCACACGAGTCCCGGACGGAACCTCGCTGGTAGCTGCGGTCAACCCCCGAACATAGTCTCGAACCACGGTGCTGCCCGACAGGTGGGCATCCAACGTGTGGACCGTGTTGGAGTTGAGAGAACCACCTTCTTCCCAGAAATTGCTCACGTCTACCTCATCTAGGCGGCGACCTTGGGACAGGTCACCACCTAGTGAGTGGCGAGCCATAGGGCTGTTATTGGGTGACGGTCCAGTAGACCGTGGTGGTCACAGGGGAGGAGAAGGTCACCGTGAACCCGGATGCGTCCCTCGCGGACACGTACGAAGGGGTGGCATCCCCCGTGTCCAGGGACACTCCGTAGGTTCCGCTGGCCCGTGGCACGTCGAACACGACCGCCTCAGAGGCGGACAGGGCGAACGGTACCGACCCGGTCGTCACGGGCTCGGACAGGGTGCCTGGACCCGCCACCGAACCACGAGAGGAGAACTTCAGGGTGGTGGCAGTGGTCCCGTTGAGGGAGAGGTTGCCCACCGTGGACCCCGAGACCACCAGGGTCCGGTTCCCGTACATGGCCACGTTGCCAACCGAACACCCGTCGATGGTCAGGGCTCCACCACTTGTGAGGGTGGACTGGACGTTGCCCGTGATGCACCCGGACAGGGTGTAGAGGGAACCTGCCACTGAGGGGAGGGTCCCAGCGGTGCTGTAGTCGGCCTGGACCGCCGGGTGGGTGCCCCCCTCGATGTCCAGGAGAGCGCACTGGGAGGCCCTGACGGAGGCTGTCCCAGACGATCCGGTGGACTCGCAGTTGCGGAGGGTGATGAGATTCACCGTGGTCGCCAGGACCGTGTACGACCCCACACCCGATGCGGTGAGGGTGCAGCCGTCCAGGACCACCCCATCCACTCCGATGGTGGACGCCGCTGCCCCAACCAGGGACACACACGCCTGTCCAGCGTTGGGCTGGGCAATGGTCAGGCCCTTGAGGATCAGGGACGTGGGGGTCGTGCTCACCGAGGACTGCACCGTGATGGTGGGGCTTGCACCCGCGGCGGTGATGACCACACGCCCGAGACCCAGCAGGGTGATCCCGGCCTTCTCGATGGTCACGTTCTCCGAGTACACCCCAGGCATGACCAGCACCAAGTATGGGCTGGTGAGGCTGGCGTCCGCCGGTACCGCCGTGATGGCGGACTGCACCGTGGTGTACCCCGCCCCGGACCCTGACTTCCCGACGATCAGTACCCCTGCGATGGTGGACAGACCCGCCATGTCCTTGAGGTTGATGCCCCCGGTGATGACCGCGTCCACGAATCGGAGGGAGCCCGTGGTGGAGTCGCGGGTGATCGTGAGGGTCTGGCCGGAACCCGGTTCGATCCGTACCCCGTCAGCTTGGATGTTGGGCTGGGCCATGGGTCACTCTCCCCTGGTGAGTTGCAGGTACCTGTCAGCCACCCGAGCGGCCATCCTCATGGAGGAACTGAACCCTGGGTGAGCGGGGAGAATCACCGCGACGTACTCCATCTCCTTGAGGGACCATGGCTTGTTGAGCGGGGAGAGGGCGGTGGGATGGACGTAGAGGATGAACTCTGCCCCGTCGAGTCCCCACGTTGCATCGTTGGCTGTGATGACATCCCACTTGGCCTGTGCATTCGACCAGTGGAACGAGAACCCCCTCGTGCCCTTGGGCTTGGTGGCCGTCGAAGCGTTGACCAGGGTGATGAGTTGCTTCCCCAGCGCGTGGGTCAGACCCTGGAGGGTCTCCACGACGGCACCACAGCGTTCCCCCTCGACGAGAGGGGTGAGAATGGCCGCGCCGGGCTTGAACTGCAAACAGAGTTTCATCTGGTCCTCACACGAAAACGTCGTAGCCCACGTTGCCCGTGTAGCTCACACCCAAGGACACGGTGAACCCGGTCGTGAGTTTCGATGTCACCCGGACAGGGATGAAATCCGTGGTGGAAAACACCACCCGGTAGCCCGTGCCCGAGAACGGGGTAACGAACGTCACCGTCTTGGTGGTTTCCGCAGCAAAAGTGAGTTGGCCGTTCACGGCGCTGGTCTGGGCCACTAGGTCCTCCACTTGAGCGATGGCCGACGTGATGTCGTCGGTCACGGACTGGGGGAGGGATGTCTGCGAGTCGATGATCCTCCCCTGGGATGTCTGGATGTCCTTCACCGAGATCAACCCTGCTTGGTCGATGGACACGGTGAAGTAGTAGAACTGGGGGGACACCCCGGAACGGTAGGAGAAATCAAACGTGGTGCGCTGGTAGGCCATGGGTCACCAGATGAAGTCGGTGTTGAGGCCCGTACCCTCGGCCCAGTTGGCGAGCTTGCGGAGGGCCTCCACGTCGGAGGACCACACCTCCACCCCGTCGCCAGTCTCACGGACCCCCAGGTCGGGGATGATCGGAAACCGGACACTCTCCTCGGTGGCACCCTTCCGAACCTGTCGGTCCCGAAGCGACCGCAGGGAAGAGGCAAGTTTCTTGGCCTTGGCTGGGTGCTGGAATCCGAAGATGTTGAAACGGTACTCGCTCTTGGAGAGCGCAGCCAGCCACCGGCTGGCCACCATCTTGGCCATCACCACACGGACTGTCGAAGGGGAATTTGCCAATGGGCTCACCTGACAGTGCGGGTGGATAGGAGAACTAGCGGTCAGGAGTCCAGGACGAACCCAGACCGGATGGTTGGGAACGACCGCTGGACTTCTCGCAGGAGGTTCAGGTTCTCCGACACGGAGTTGAACACGTTGCCGTAGAACCCCATGGTGGGGTGGTTGCTCATGCGCCGGGTGGACCGGATGAACCGATGCCGCACGAATCCTTGGGTCACCCCGAGACGCTTGGCGGTCTCGGACTGACAGGTGGTCTCGTACATGAGGACCAGGATCTCGATGTCCATGGGGTCGGTGAAGAACCGCTTGAGGTCGGTGCGGAGGCTGTTGGGGTCCAGCTTTGGGACCTCCAGGAGGTACTTGATCCGTTGGATGGCCCGTTGGAGCCGGTAGCACACAGTGGGCTGGGACACCCCGAAGATGGTCGCGATGTCCGTCTGACGGACGTGTCGGAAGAAGTACAGGTCGATGAAATCGGCCTCGATGACCGGGAGTTGGTCGAGGAGCTTCCGCACTCGGTCGATCACCAGCAGATCATCCTCGTCTGGGTCCGTGAAGATGGTCACGAAAGACGTGATGACATCATCGGTCGTCAGACTGTCGATGTGGCAGCGTGCAGAATGGGGCCGGTAGGTGTGATTGGGGTTCTGACTCCAGGTGTCAGGGTCCACCACCTCGGGGAGGATTCCCGATGCGTCGATGGCCCCCGGTGCGGCCAGCACCATCTTGGCCTCGGGAGGCGGGGGTGCAGGGACCAGAGGGGGTGCAGGGACGGTTGCTGGATCCCACCCGTCTGCGGCCAGCACCCCGAGGATGGCCTGAGCCAACGGAGTGTGGCACCGATAGAACACACTGAGGTTGTACGGGTGTTTCACAGCCATGACTCTCCCCCCTCCAGGAGCTCGTTCAGGGAGACGGTCTCGCTGTCAGGGCTGGTTGATTTGGTGTTGGTGTCTGAGGCGAAGGTGACTAGATTCTTGGGGATCACGGTGATGCTGGTGAGGGAACGAAACTCGATCTTCACCGCCACCCGATGGTCGTACAGGTCCACCACCATCCCCTCAAGGTCTCGATAGTTGCCTCCTGTGATTCGCACCCGAGCACCCACCTCCAGGTCTGAACTCAGGGACTCGGCCAGTCGGGCCTTCATCCCATCCACCTCCTTGTTGGGGAGGGTGTGGATGACACGCAATCCACGAACACTGGATGAAAACACCCTCGAAACAAGGGGGGATCGCTCCAACGCGAAATAGCGGACCTCGGGCAACCCCGTCGCCACGAAGGCGTAGCCCTCGATCAGACGGACAGAAACCGTTCGGCCACCTTTGGTGTAGCTGGCATAGGGGACGAAAACCTTGAAGGTCTCGTCAACCCCGAGGAGGGATCGTAGGGAGCTCTCCAGCTTCCCCTCAATGGCCTTGAGCTCACCCGGTTTGGTGAGCTCCAGTGTTGCCCAGGTTGTCTCGTCCCGATTGTCCAACGCCGTCCTGCCCCTGTTCGAGTTCTACGACCCGACGACGCACAAGTTGAAAGAACTCCAAGGGAGAATAGAGGGAGGAGAACGGAGCGGGCGGTGCGGGCGGGGTGTGGTCTTGAACCTTGGCATTGATCGCTCTCGGCTGGACGTAGACCCCGTCCACAACGGACGGCTTGCCCTGCGGGGGGACGTTACCATCCAGCTTGGAAACCGTTGGGGCGGGGGCGGGGGTTTTCGGGACCTCCGCGAGAACCACCCGCACACCACGATGCAGTTGGGACAGGTCACAGAGGAGCATAGAAGACGTGGGCCGTCCTGGACGAGACGACAGTTTCTCTGCGAAGTCAAGCAACTCCATCCCAATGGCCTGACCAAGAGCCGCCACGGCGTCACGGTCGAGGTACGTGGGAACCACCACAGGCCCCAAAGATGCCCTGTACGCGAGCATGGACATCTCCGCGAGCTTCTCGTAGGCGGTGATGGGGCTCATGGTCTTGAGGAGCTCCGCGGCCTTGGAGATAGACGTGGCGAGGTCGGTCTTGAGGGTGGAAAGGATCTCCAGCACGGTGCTGGAGTAGTCCAGGTGGAGGTACTTGGCCACGTTGGTGACCGTCACACCCCCCATCATTGACACCCCCTCAACGGCCTTCAGGGCATCACGGATGTGGCACTCCGTGATCTCCCCGATGAGGTCCAGGGCCGGTCGCTCGTAGGGGATCCCCTCCTTCTCGCAGACCATGGCCAGACGCTCCCCCACCTGTTCGGGGGCCACAGGGCGAATGACGAACGCCGGGGCGCACCGGGACAGGATGGTGTTCCGCATCCTCTCGGGCTCGGTGGTGCAGAAAATACAGACCAGGGACTTGTCCTGCGAACCTGGGACGGTGTCCTCCAGGGGCTTGAGCAGGGCGTCCAGGGCGTCCTTCGTCAACTGGTGGGACTCATCCAGGAGGTACAGACGGCGCTTGCCGCTGAACGTGCTGTACTGGACTTCCTCCACGATCTTGCGGACGCTGTCCTTCCCGCTGTTGGTCGCCGCGTCGATCTCGAAAAAATCGGGCGAGGTACCCCCGTCGAGGATGGACCGACACGAGATGCACTGGTCGCAGGGCTCACCCTCTACGGGGTTCGAGCACAGGAGCGACCGGGCCAGCACCCGGGCGAGGGTGGTCTTGCCACTCCCGAAAGGTCCAGCGAACAGGTAGGACTGGTGGAACCCAGCCCCACTCGCCACGTACTGCTTGAGGATTTGGATGGTCTCGCGCTGGCCGAGAACGTCAGCGTAGGTGAGAGGGCGGTGCTTCGTGTCTAGCGACATGGCTAGTCCCCCTTACGCTGTGCTGCACGGACACGGGCGGCTTCTTTGCGCTCAGGTGTCCAGGGTCGCCCCTTGAGTGCCGCACTCACTTTTGCTCCAACCTCGGGGGGTCTCGGGACACCCTTGCGGGCAGCAGACAATTTCGCTTTGGCATCTTCTGTCATGGGGGTACGTTTTACGGCCAATGTCGTCCTGTGTGTGCCCTTGGGTTGCTTCAGGTGAGCCTCCCACCTTGCTGGGGTCCACGGCACACCTTTTCGGGTGGTGCTGATTTTGGAGAGCCATTCAGGGCTCCGGTGGAACCTGTACCCATCAGGGTCCGCAGCCCTCCGTGCATGGGCCTGACGGATGCGTTCAATCTCCTCAGGGGATTTCACACGGCCCTTGCCCTGCCCCATCTTCGATGCACTCACCTTTGCCCGTACTTCCGGGGTCATACGGGTGTGACCCATCTGTGCAGCACTCATCCGAGCCCTAGTCTCCGAGCTTATGATATAGTTGCTCACCCCTCCGCTGTTCATGTTGTACCCGTGGTCGGGGTCCAGAGCCCGGAGGTTGATGATGTGGTGCTGTTCCAAGTCTGGGAGTTTGGTCAGGTCTGACTCCACCTGGACTACCTCGAACCGGAACGACCCCTCCCCGTACATCGCCCAAGCACTTTGCAGGTGCGGGTTGGCGTGGGTCCCGTTGCGGAGTTTCTTCCGATGGTCCACCCACCTCTGGCGGGTGTTCGACGACATCCCGACGTAGACCTTGCCGTTGGTGAGATTGGTGATGAGGTAGATCCCTGAGACACGGGCCATCCCCAACCATACCGACCTAGTAGGTATCCAGTGACATTCTAGAATACCTTACAGCGTGCGGGGCATCTCTTCGATGAGATCCCTGCCGTCCTCCCCGATGTCAACGCCTTCGGCATGGAGTCGATGGAGGACATCCACCGCTGCCCCCAGGGTCTTCCTGAGCCACCTCATGCTGGCAGGGTCCGAATCGGCCCTTGTAGGGGCACAGGTTGCCTTGGCATTGGCCGAAGCCCGCCACTGCTTGAGAAACCCCATCTCGGCCTTCGCGTGATACAGGGCATGAGTGGCCCTGTGTCTCCAGTCCCGCCCCTTCTTGTATCTGTCTCGGGAATCCAGACCCAGTTGGTTCTGGATTGACTCAATCTGGAGGGCCAGATCCGCGATGCGTTCCTTAGCCTCACCAAGAGTCTGGGGGATGGCCCAGCGATCATCACTGTAATCTTGCGGAACAGTTGGTTCGTTAGACATTCTGGGATACCTTACGCCCCAGCGGTCAGACCATGGTCATGGTGCCCACGAGGCTCATGCACAGGCGGTCGAGCATCTTCATGTTCGGGCTGTGCGGGAGGTTCGAGCTCTCGTAGAGGGCGTCCATCTCCTGGTCCTGCTTGGTCGCCCACTCCACCAGGGCCTCGTACGACCACCAGCCCGCCCGGATGCCCAGGAGCTCCTCCGCGTCAGGGCGTCGGACGATGACCTTGCCCGTGGTGAGGATCTCCCGGCACATGCGGAGGAGACGGACGAGGTGCATCGCGTGCTTGGTGTTCCCCTGGATGGCGACTTTGCCTCCGCGACGGGTGACCAGGATCTCATTCGGGACGGTGAAGCACACGATGCGACCCCCCTGAACTTCCTCCACCGTGACATGGTTAGACCCTTCCTCCCGGAAACACGCCGTCACGGCCTCATGACGTTGTCCCACGTACACCTGATACATGGGGGTGGCGTTGGCATCCCCGTAGGGTCCCCACACCTGGGACACAATCCCGGCAGACACACACATGGCCTGCACGTCATCTGCGAGGCGCTTGGAAGACGTGTGGTAGATACGGCTATGGGGCCTGTTCGACCCGTCCCCCGCAACCATCACATCCAGGAGAAGGTCCACTTGACGGGCCGACAGTTGGACAGCCCACGGGGGGAGGTGTTTGGTTTGGGACCCGGAACCACACCATGTCACCACGTCCCCGGCCCATTGCCGGTCGGCCACCGTCCACACCCTCTCTTCGCATGGGGTGGTTCGTGACTCCTCGTCCCGAAGGTAGGAAAACCGACGGACCCTCGCCGGATACCGGGACATGAAACCGTCCATGTGCGGCTCCAAACGGCCCCCGGCCTTTTGGGAGATCCGAAGCACGGAAGGGGTACCGTCCGTCAAGGACTTGCCCACGCACCCTTCGGAGACATAGCACCCCATGAGGGTCAGAAGGTCATCGGGGATGGGGTAGTCGGTGTGACGGGGGGTGCCAGTGACCCGCACATGGAAATACGATGGACGACCATCCAACAAATCACCCATGGGCCGGATGGTCCATTCAGCCGACCTATGGGTGTAGGCCGTGCTGAACCCGTTGTTTCCCGTCCGGTGAACCCGTGACACCCACATCCGGTGGTTCATGGTCACGGCGCAGTTGCTGTGTTGGGGGTGGAGGAACACGACCGGGCCAGTGTGGGGTTTGGCCACGCGGTCGGTGAACGCTTGGTACTCAATGTGCCCCGTGGACTGGTTCAGCGTGGCGAGGGTGTCCCCATCCACAACCTCGTCGTACCGGAGCCACCCCCGAGAGGTAAGGAACTCCGTATCGTCGAGGTAGCAGTCGTAGCCGTACTTGGCCTCGATGGCAGCACGCGCGGGGTTCCGGGACCTCAACCACGTCTGGTAGCTGTCCCAGTCCTGCTTCTTGGCCCGGTACGCCTTCTCCTGGACGAGCAGGGCGATGAGGTTGTCGTCCATCCCCAGGGACTTGGCGGTGTTGGCGAACACGTCCTCGCTGGACACCTTCATCCGGGCGAGGAAGTCCGTCATGCGGTTCCGCAGCGCGATGCTCTGGGACGCATCGAGCGAGGTCCAGTCGAGGTCGTGCCACGTCGCCACCTCGCGAATGACCATGGACATGGCCACCGAGAGGTTCTCCCGCTGTGCCCCGGTCATCTCGTTCTCGGGACGCAGGCCAAAGTCCTCCCGGCGGGGCGGTGCCAGAGGCGGGTTCTTGAGCCAACGGTAATGCGATTGGAGGCGGTGGAGTTGGGCCATCGCGTAGCCCGAGAACGTGTGCCGCGCCTTCTTGGACAGGAACATGTCCCGCGCGTCCACCAGCATCCGACCCGCGGTGGTCATCATGACGTGGTTGCTGGGGTCCGTCCACAGCACCTCGATGATGTTGGGGTTGCAGTCCCTCGCGAGGGCCATGAACTTCCGCACCTCGTAGATCACCATGTCATCGGGGGACGACGACTCGGCTTGCTCGAACTTCTGGGTGAACCCCGTGAAGTAGGGGGTGGGAGGGATGGCGACGCCCTTGTAGTCGGTGTCCGACGTGGGGAGGCTGGTGCCGTAGGCCCGCGATCCGTGCTGGGTGAGGAAAATGGTTCTGTCCTTCAACCAGGGCAGGTTCACGAACTTGGTGAGGTCGGGGCAGTGTACGGGGTCCATCCCCGTGTTACGCACCAGAGCCTTTGTTTGGCTACCAGATGCGGGGTGCGACTGGCCGCATACGATCATTAATTTCGGGGTTCCTCCCAGGAGGGAGGAAATCGCCAGGGGCGTCCATACGCCCCATCAATGAGCACACCTCCCATGAAGGGGTCGCGAACCATTCACCCATCGCGTCTAGGCACGTATGGTAGGCGGGGCGGTTGAGGTCAGAGCAACTGAGACGTTGGACCCTCAATGGACTGGATCCCACAGCACATGTGCCTGGGGCTGGGATCGCGAACAGATACCCCCGTGATGATCTGCACACCTGAACAGACTCGACGGGGAGGGTGCAGGATTCCCGAGGGGCGGAAGGGGCCAGAAAGCTGTGGTCCCGGTATCCATGCTGTCTGCATGTGTCAGTGCCCGTAATGGTTACCGGCCCAGAGTCATCCAGACAGAGTCGGAAACCAGCGCTTGTGGGCAGTTGGGTGTTACTGGACGCGGACGAGTCTGAGGAAGACACGGCCCAGACCAGTAACCCGATAGCTGCCCCTACTCCGAGAAGGGACAGGGCCACCCATGTGCCCGTAGACGGGCCGGTCCCACCCCCGGACCCACCACCCCCCCCGCAGGAGATGTACCGACCCGTGGATGGATCCCGACAGGGGCCGTCCGTCAGTGGCATAGGTTGGAACGCGGCGCAGCCCGTGAAAGACCCAAGGGCGAGGACAAGGGTGAAATTCTTGAGGATCCTGTTCATACTGTCTATTACGCCCTGCACGGGACGCTAGTGCATCAACCGCTTCGGGGGGGTGGGCTTGCGGGTGGTTGCCCCCTTGTCGGTGATGGCCACCTCCTGGGTGAACAACTCCACCGTGTCCCGAGGCATCAACGCCATGGGGTCCATCCCCAGGGATGTCGCCCGGAGCACCGCGGACATGAGGTACGCCTCGGTGATGTGCCGGATGCCTTCGTAGGCGTCTTCGTCGGCACCCACCTCCCGCCACGTCACCATGACGGTCTCGGTCACAGCGTCCAGGGGGAGGTTGAGGTCCTTGGCCGTCTTCTCCAGGAGCTCCAGGACGAGCGCCTCGGTGTCCGTGATGTCCGCCATGTCAGTAGGTGGTGGGGTTGAGGATGGGGTCCTCGCCGTGGAACAGCACCCCCACCCGGTTGGCGAGACGGATGAGGGGCGGGAGGGACTCCATGGTGACGAAGTCCTTGCGGGTGACCATGAGGTCGGGGTTGGTCCGTGCCGCGTGCTTGGCCGGTAGGGCCTCCAGTTTCACCGCGGTGAACGGTCGAGCCGTCGTGCGACGGACCACGAACGTCCCGCCCAACAGGTGCCGCGCGTACACCTTGGGATCCACGCCCTTGTCGGCCAGCATCTGAAGCATGTCCGCCCGGCCTTTGTTGTCCAGGGCCTTGTGGGAGAAGTGACACCGGGCGAGCGACGCCACCCCGTTCTTGTAGGCGTCGAGCTCGCGCCACAGAAGGGTGTTGGCGGCTTCATCCTCGTCTGGGACGTTCCACACCCGTGCGTCGAGCACAGGGGAGAGGTGACCCTTCTCCGGGATGTACTTGGGGAGCTCCCGGTTGAAATGAACGCTGGCCACCGCCGCGAGCATGGAGACCGTCTTCTGCACCCGCCCGCCGAAGTATGGGGTGGACTCGTCGCTCTCCTGCATGAGCACGAGGCTGATCTCATCCGACTGGGTGTACCCCACCCGGGCGTTGGTCTCCTCCACCAGACGGCGTGTGGTGCTCACCATCAACGCCGCCAGCCGGGGGTCGTAGGGGCGTTCAAGGCCCGCCGCGAAGGTGTGGAAAGCCCGCCCGTCCACACGGACACAGACGGGCAGACCAGGGGTGAGACGCTCGGACGGTGGGGCACCGGGAAGGGTGATCGGTTCGGGACGCCCGTAGCACCACAGGCGCTCGTACATCTTCATCCGGTCGCCAAGCTCGTCACGGCTGTCAGGCGGGGCAGAGTCGGTGGGGTTCATGGGGGGTATTACGCCACCGGAGGGACGAACTCGACCCCGCCGTGGAGGGTCACCATGACCCGGCGAAGCTCGAAGTCCTCGGTCTTGGGTGGCTCCTCGCCCTGGATCTTCTGGTCGTTGGTACACCAGTATCCGATGGTCTTGGTGGCCTCGGCCTCGTCCTGGTAGATGGCGGGACCACCAATGGTGTCCAGCACCACCCCGCGGTCGTTGCGGCGGACGATGGCCACCCCTTCGATGGGGTTCAGGACTCTGCAATGGATGCTGTCCCGGAACTCCTTCAGGGCCGGGACCACCCGAGACAGCGCCAGCGTCACATCCCGGTTGTGGCGGAACTGCGCCTTCGTCTTCTCAGCCTCGTCCTGGTAGTCCCCGACATGGAACATCCTGACCATGTTGTAGTAGCTCAGGGCCTTCTCCAGGGTGCGCCCACACGTCTCCTGACGGCGCTCCGGGGTCAGCTTCGCAGGCACGTCCAACCAGGACGCCCAGCGCCGGTCCTTCACCACGTCCCACACCTGGACCAGCAGGTACAGGGGGTTCGTCAGGGTGTCCTTGTCGGGGGTGAACCCGGACTCGAACCAGTCCATGAACCCATCGTGGCTCTTCATGAGCTCGATGATCTCGGAGAGGTTCCGCATGGACGCCCAGCCGCCTTCCGCCAGGAGTTGCATGAGGCGGTCACGGATGGCGCTGATGGTCCCGCAACACGTCCCGAGCCACTGGCCCTCCCGGTGGATGACCCCCACCCACTGTGCGGGCGTCCACGGGATGCAGACGTTGTTCACGAACCGGGCACGGGCCGGGCCGTACTCCATGTGGTACCGGACCCCGAGGGCGTCCAGTTCAGGGAGGGGACCCGACATCGGTTCGTCGCTGGTGGTCTGGGCGGGGACTTCTCCGAGGCTCTCGTCACTCATCCCTGTGTTACGCCCCCACTACCGATCAACTGACGGCTCCGTTACTGGCTTGGGGTGCTCTCGCCGCCCACCGTTCACCCGCCGGATTGGGCAGCTACACGAACACCCTCATACGGAGCCGTCAGTTGGTTGGTAGGTCTCTCTGTTACGCCCCAGCCCACACCTTGCCGTTGTGCAGGTACACGACCTCCGCTCCGTGGACCGGCAAATCCGTGAGGGCATAGCGGAAGGTGTCGGACTTGTAGGGGTTGTAGACCACCTCCAGGGAACCATCGCCCAAGGCACCGTCGAAGGCCACCAGGGTGCCGCGCACCACGGCGTGGACGTTCTTCCGACGCTCTCGCAGGACTCTCTGGCGACCCGCCTCAGAGACACGGAAGGTGACGTTCCCCAAGGTCACCATCTCGCAGTGGGACCGCACGATGCCGCGGTGGCGAACAGACCAGCACTTGCGGTGGAGGTTCCGGTACACGTCCACCACCTGTCCAAGTAGGTCCATGGACGGACGGTACCAAAACAGACCGGCGGGTAGCCCGTGAGAGCTACCCGCCGTGGTTCGGGTGCAAGGGGTCGAACCTTGATTCACGGAGCCAAAACCCGTTGTCCTGCCATTGGACGACACCCGAGTGTGTACTGGGAGGTGGACTCGAACCACCATTGCCGGTGCCAGAAACCGATGGCCTGCCATTGGCCGATCCCAGTGCGAGCGAACGCAACGACTACCCCAGCAACGGAGCCCTCCGTGGAGGGCCACCCGTCACCAGGGCATCACTGTTGCTGTTGGCGGAGAGCGGGAGAATCGAACTCCCCGGACTGGTTTTGGAGACCTGTCCCGTCACCAGAACGCCCTCTACAAGGATGTTCAGATGAGGTACGCCAGTTCTCTCGGTTGGTGCTGGCGTTGTGGTTCATGACAGGTCTCTTGTCTCTACTTGATGAAGGAGGGGGTGTCAACGGAAATCGACGGACACAGAAACTGTCACTTAGTGGCCTAGGAGACGCTGAGTGACATGACCATCTGTCGAAAATGCCCCAACACAATCCCGTCATCCATCGTGATGGATGGGAAACGGAAGATCCTGAGCAACAGGAAATACTGCCTCAGTTGCTCTCCGTGGGGCCAGCACAACACCAAGATCCTCGAAGGGGACAAGCTCGTCACCCACCCTAGGGTCGCTAGGGACAACAATGCCCGGATGGTCAACGACTACCGCCAACGGATGAAGCTCAGAGCCGTCGCCTACAAGGGTGGGAAGTGCGAACGCTGCCCATATGACAGGTGCGTCTCAGCACTCACGTTCCACCATCTTGACCCGACTCAGAAGGACTTCACGATCTCCCAGGTCACCCGACGCTGGGAGGTGGTCCGGGCAGAACTGGACAAGTGCATCATGCTGTGCATGAACTGCCATGCAGAAGAGCATGACAGACTGAGGAGCTTAGACTAGCTCACTGGGTGGGACTTGAACCCACAACCCCACGGTTAACAGCCGTTCGCACGACCATCGTGCTGCCAGTGAATGAGCGACGGAGACGTTGTCCCCAAGCCGGTTAGAGCTTGGGGGTCCGATTCTTCAGCGTCGAGTTCATCCTGGAGCACATGACGAGATCCCTCAATCCGTAGACTACGCAGCCACCGAGCTAACACCC